GCCGTACTCGGCCATCGTGTTCTCGACGATCCGCCTGGGCGTAATGCCCTTGACGGTGCCGTTCTCCATCCAGATGGCTTTGCGGCTTTGGAATCCGTACTTGAATCCAAGCACGCCCCAGACCACGCCGTCTGCGTTGCGGCCAATGAACTTGGCTTTTGTCGTGGCGGCACGCCGGAGAGCGCCGGTAGATCGGTCGCCCTTTTTCTTGCGGCCTCGACGGTCGCCCATCGGAGGCGTATGCCGACGCAGCACCGGAACGCCGTTTGCCAGCGTTCTTTTCATTGCCGCCTGCAAGTGCTTCTTGGCAATGTGACGCGGCAGAGCCGAATACCTGGCCATCAGGGCCGAGATAGTGGCGTCCGCCGCTTTCTTGTCAAACGAGAGGATGATCATGTCACCTTCTCCTCGCACGCCAGCTCGTGCTCTTCGCGGCGGCCACGCTCAACCACCGACGAGATGTAGAGGATCCGGTTGGACCTCGAGGCCCACCGCAAACGCATTTTGCCCGTGAGCCCCGGCATGTAGCGGATGCGGACGGTGTGCGTTGCGTTTCCGGTGGTCTGTTTTCTGATCTCCTGCTCGGAGTAGCCAACGGCCTCAATCGACGCCCATCGCTTGCCAAACTCAGCCCACGCCAGCGTCGTCTCGCCCAAGGCGTTTCGGGTCTCGGTCGGAGCCTCGACCACCACCATCTCGGTGAGAATGCCGGCTGGGAGCATCAGTAAAGCCCCGTGGTGGATTCTGCGGCCAGGAGCATGTCCACGCCCATTGGCAGCTCGACGGCGTTCATCCCCGTGGCAATCACTGCTTCGCGGTTTGCCCAGAGGTGGCCGATCATCAGCATGATGGCCGACTTGAGCGTCGGTGGCACCGCGGCCGCCGTGGCCTGTCCGGCCCAGTAGGTGACGATGATCTGAGAGTTGTTGCCGGGGTCGCTCAAACGGATACGGTTGGGCCGCGAGTCGGCGTCGACCGTGTACGTGGCTGGGTTCAGCGTCACGCCGCCGGCGGTCACAACCACGGGGTGCGTGCCGTCAACCAGGAGCGGCCCGTAGGCGAGCTCAAGCGTGTCGCTCCAGCCCCACCAGTTGCTCTCGTGTCGGTTTGAGAGCAGGTCGAGCGGGTCCGCAAACGTCGCTTTGAACTGCGTGGCCATCAGCGTGATGCCGAGCCGACGTTCGACAAGCCGCCTGCCCGTGGCCACCAAGGCCATCACCAGGGCGTCGTCGTCGTTGAAGTCAGGCAGGATCCGCAGCTGGGCCTTTGCTTCGGTCAGGCTCACAGGTTCGATCGTCGGCTGCGTGATCGGCACGGTGGAAACCGGATGCCGTGGAGAAGGCACCCCGTAGGCCATCTGTACGGGGTAGAGGTACGGGTAGGGCATCTGGGCCTCCTAGCGTCGATCGGCCGTTCTGACGTTCACGTGGGCCGCCACGGCAGCTTCCCGCCGCTCCGTTGGCAGCAGGTCGCCCTGAGTCTCTGCCGCCGCAATCCCAGACTTCACAAGCTCGTCGGCCATCCGGGCGGACACTTCGACCACCTCGCCGCGCCGGTAGCTTCGATACTGTTGCAGGAGTCTGATTTTCATGTGGTCACTACATGGCACGGGCCGGGCCGCGAGGAGAACGGCCCGGCCCGCGGGGAGCGTGGTCTCTGGTCAGTTTCAAACGGTGGCCTTGACGAGCGACGCACCGAACTCGGGGGCGTGGTTCAGGATGCCGAACCGCTGGATGCCGACAAACAGCGTGGCGTTCTTCCTGATCAGCAGCTCGCGGGCTGCGGTGATCTGGAGGCCGGCAGGCTTCATGGCGATTGCCGTGGTGAAGTTGAAGTCACCGTAGATGGCGTAGACGTTCGCGGGCATGTTGTATGCCTTGCGGACGGTCGAGCCCCACAGCTGGGCCGTGGTGGCGTTGACGATGTTGGCATTCAGCAGCGTGGCCGAGACCTTCATCACCTCCGCCCAGCCCGCCGCACCCACAACCCAGCTGGGGTTGATCGCGTACGGGTCGATCTTGCCGACGATGTCGGCAAAATTCTTGACCGTCGTGTCGGCGGTCTTGGCGACCGTCACCACGTTGGAACCGGAGTTGTAGCCCGTGATCCCGGCGTGAAGGCCGCCGATGCTCACGCCGCCCGAGGAGTAACCCTGGAGCCACGCTTTGTCGATGCTCTTGGCGTAGCCGTAGGCCAGACGGCTGGCCACCAGGCCGGCGACGTCCACCGGGCTGTCTTCGATCAGCGTGTTGCTGACCGCGACACTGGTCCGCCAGTCGAGCACGTTGCAGGTTGCCCCGCTGGTGCTGATGTCGGTGTCGCTGGTGTCGGTGTTCTCGGAGACCGGGGTGGCCTCAATCTCGCCAACCTTCGGGAACGTAATCCTGTTGGACTGAGTCTCGAAGGTCGCGGCCACCTGGAACGCCACCGACTGGTACTTGAGGATGTTGATCACAGCGTTGTAAAGCTGCGTCACGACATACTCGCTACCCTTCGCGTCGTACGTGCTCGAGGTCTCGCCCATCGCACGGGTCTCGCCCCGCATCAGGCCGCGGAGGGCAACGCCCACCTCGCGGGCCTCCTTCCGCGAGCCGAAACCGTAGACGGCGGCCGCTTCGGCCCGGTCCACGGTCGGCGCTTCCTTGGCGACCAGGGCGTCGCGGTGTTCGCAGGCGTCGGTCACGGTCGACCGCAGGCTCCGCAGCCGGGCGTCGAGGGCCGACTCGCGGGCGAGCTCCGGCTCGATCTGCTCGGCACGCTTGGCGGCGTCGTCGATCCGCTCCGCAATCGTCGCAGCCTCGGCGTCGTCCTTGGGCGCGACTGCCCGGAGCTCTTCGATCTGGCTGGCGAGCTTGGCGGCTTCATCCTGGAGCTGGCGGCGCTTGAGCGACATTGCGAAATCCTTTCGAGTGGTGAACGGTGACGCAATTACTTTCCTGCGGAATCCGATTTCGTTGAAGCTGGTTGCTCAGGTTCGTACTTTGAAAGTACGTCCGGTGCCATCGCCGCATAGGCGTAGGCCACCGCCGCAGCGGCCCGCGGTGGCTCCTGATCGAGCGCCGCCGGGTCGGCGGACCAGCTCGTTAACAGCGAGAGCAGATAGCCCCACATGGATCACCGTCCTTTCCAAAACTTATCAGCTATGCCGCCAACCGCGCACGTCGTGGCGGCCATAATCGCAAAGGTCAAAATCAGCTGCCCGCCCGTATTGCTGTCAACAAATCCCCACACCCCGGCTAGGCCAAGAACGGCACTGGCAATGGTAAGACATACAAGAATCATGCCGGTTGTCTGATTCAGTTTTTGAGAGCCCCACATCTATCACCAGCCTTTCCCGTGATCGAGCACGCGGTTGCCTTCTCGGTCGTACGCCTGGGCGTGATAGACCAGGTTCTCGTTTGCCGGCGGCTGTGGCTCGGCGGCCCACATCACCCACAAGCCAACGCGTGCCAGCCGCTGGATCAGCCGCAGAACAGGTCGGTCTGGCTTGGGCTTGATTGGCGAGTAGTCGCTCGTGGCTGCGCACCACGTCACGGCCACGGCCACCAGCACGGCGATCGAGATCTTTCGCAGATCGGAGTTGGTCATTTGTCATCCTGCCAGATCGAGTAGAGGAACAGGACCACACAGGCCCCAGCCACGGAGCCAACAAAGCCGGCCGGGTGGCCGCCAAAGGGGATGCCGCCCACGAATGAGCCGATCACGCCAAGCACGATGGTCGGCACCCAGCCGGCAGGACATTTGCCGGGCAGCAGCCACTTGGCCACGCCGCCGGCAATCGCACCAAAGACGAGCAAGAGAACGAGATTCATCTTTCCTCCATCCAGTTTCCGTTGTGCAGGTCGCGGTACTTGAAGCCACCGACAGAGCCGATGGCGAAGCTATCGCCCTGTGCGATGATGCTGGTGGCGTCGGCCTTTGAGATCCAGAACGAGCCGTCGGGCTGGTCGGCTGGCCACTTGGGGCCGCCCACCCACTTGTCGTTCCAGCTGTTCAAAATCAATACGCCATCGCGGCCGCTTGTTGCTGCGTGGCGGCAGGCAATGGCAACCATGCAGTGGTTCCACGTTCCGCCCCTTGGCAGGAACCCGTCTTTGTCTCGGACGTTGGTGGCAGCAAATCCAACGTTGCTACAAACCGGCACGGGATAGCCAGATTCCAAACTGGCCACCAGCGAGTCGTAGTCGTTGATCTGGGCCACGGCCGTGGCGGTGTGCTGGTGGGCCAGCCGGGCGAGCTCGAGGGGCACGCCGCTATTGCCCCACTCGCGCGAGAGCGGGATCGAGTAGTGTGAGAGATCGATGGAACCGTACTTCTCTCGGTAGAGAATCCCGCCGATAGTCGGATCTTTGCAGCGACCTGCCACCCACCGAGCAGCTGCACCGCCATACGAGCCGTCGGAATAGCCCGCAAACGTCACCGGAGGCAGTCTGCCCGCTGTTCGAGAACCGCCGTAGATTGACTCGGTGGCCGGCATCTTGGGCGGCGCCGGTAGCTCGCCGGCGGCCCACGACACGCTTTGACCGATCCAGCTGCCCATGCCCCAGCCAAACGAGACGCACGTGCCTGCGTTGCCCTGATTCCACGGGGCGAACGGCTTGCCGTAGACCGCTCGGCTGGCC